AGGCCACGTCGTGACCGTCAGCGGCGAGCCTGGGCGCCACCAGAGCCGTCTGGTTCCCGTAGCCGGTACCGCACCACGGGGCGTTCGAATGCCACAGGACCCTCATCCGCGCACCTGCGGCTTCGGGCCCGGCTTCGACCGCGGCGGGCGGTAGTAGACCAGCCACTCGTTCCCGTAGTCGGACCACTCGCCGACCTCGAAACCGGCAGCTTCTAGTTCGTGGATGGCGGCCTCAAGGTCGCCGGCTCCACCATTCGGGACGCGCTTGAGAGGCACGTTTCCTCCTCGGGCGAGAGGGGTTGATGGGTTCAGGCGACGTGCAGCGACGCCGGCCGCCAGGAGACAACCGGCGCCGCTGCTAACCCTCCGTCGCCCCGGAGGGGGCTTGATCCGTCAGGCGGTGCCGCCACGGAACGAGGTGTAGGCCGTCAGGTCCCGGACGTTGCTGTCCGTCGACAGGATCGCCCTCCAGGTGACCTGGTCAGTGGAGAACCGGAAGTCCGTGCTGCGGTCGATGCGCACGCTGCCCACGTCACGGATGACGAACGCCGGGCCCATCGCACCGAACGTGATCGACCGGATACCGGTGCCCATCGCAGGCATCGCCGAGTTCTCGATCACCGGGAAGTTGAGCAGACGGTCGGGCTGACCGGCCTGCGTCGACGGCTGCCAGAGGTACTGGTTCGTGGTGTCCTTGAGCTTCCGCACGTTGCCGGCGGTCGCGTCACGCATCGTCCACACCGGGTTCTGCATCCGGTACTCGGAGTTGATCGCGTACACGCAATCCAGCAGGTTGTCGAAGCTCGGGATGCCCGTTCCACCGTTCGCGCCGGTCACCGCCGTACCCGCCACCGTGTGGTAGCCGGTCGGCTGGCTCGACCCCGAACCCGTCGTGTACGCCGTGTTCGTCACACGGCCGAGGGCACGGCCGAAGTCGCCGGCCAGCCAGCCCTCCACGTCCACGCCACCGTCACGGATGATCTCGTTCGACAGGTCCACCAGCTGCGCGTACTTCCACGTGCCCAGCGTGACACGGCCGAACGTCGGGTCCGAACCGGCCAGAGCCGACCCTTCACCGACGAGCGCAGCGGTGCCACCCGTCGCCACCTTGAACAGGTTCATCTGCTCGCCCCCGGCCGTGGTCATGATCGTGGCGCCCATCAGGCGGGCACCCGAGTAGACCTCCAGGTAGTCGTACAGGGTCGTCGCGAACGACGTCGGGACCAGGGTGCCGGCCGACGCGGCGGTCACCACGGACAGGGCACGGAACTCGCCGACACCAGCGCCGAGGCGGACGGCGTTGCGCATCCGCGACGCCGGGGCCAGGTCGATGTCGAACGCGGTGCCGTTGTTCGCGTTGCCCTGAACCTCGCCACGGAGGAACCGGACGAACGACGCATCGGCGTTGTCCTGACGCTTGATCTCAGCCTGCGGGACCACGGCGGCACGGATCTCGGCCACCTTGTCGAGCTCGGCGTCACGCTGCTCCCGCTCCACCCAGCCGTCGATCTCCCGCTTGAACGCGGCGATGTCGGCGTCCATCCGCTCGAGCGTCTGGCGCTCCTCGGCGGTCGGGATCTTGTCGTCGCGCTGCATGATCGAGTCGACCAGCTTGCGCTGCTCGCCCACCAGACGGAGGCGGGCATCGTTGAGGTTCTTGATGTAGTCGGCCACGGTCGTGGTCATGGTTCAGATCTCCTTGAGGAGGTGCTTGCGCCACAGCGCAAGGACGTACGGGTCGGGTTCTGCTGACCGGGACGTGGTGGCCTCAAGGGGCTCCGGGGTCTCCTGATCTCCGCCGGGCTCGACGCCGGGACCCGCGAGGGTGTGGGCCGAGGTGGCAAGGATGCGCTCGATCTCCTGACGCTGCTGAGGCGTCAGGCCAGCCATGGCGGAGCGCACGCCAACGGTGGTCGTCTCATAGGCGGGCATCGTCACCGGGCCGCCTTCCTCCAGCTTCACTTCCTGCCGGGTGACCAGCGGAAGCCCATCCTGGAAGTCCTTCGTCAGCTTGTCGCGCACCGGGTAGAACGTGATGCTCTGCCCCGTCAGGGCGCCGCCAGCGATGGCGTCACGGACCGGCGCGACCAGCGTGTTGTCGAACAGCCGGCCCGTTCCGTACAGGCCCTTGTCGTCTGCACGGATCTCGGTCCACACGCCGACCGGCACTCGGCCGGTCACGTCGTAGCCGTGGTTGAACAGCATGATGGGGGTCCGCGCCTTGAGCGTCCGGTTGAACGCCTTTGGGTCGAACCGCTCGTAGTAGTCGCCGTTCCACGGGTCCCAGACCTTGATGGTCTCGTCGAACCGAGTGAGGTAACCCTCGATCGTGAGGCCGTCACCGGTGGCCTCCACGCGTGGGATCAGGCTGGTGGCGCGGTGCAGCGCCGGACGATCAGTCATCAGAACAGCCCTCCTACGGGGCGGGGTTGGGCAGCATTGCGAGAGGGTCACGGGGCTCATCGCCACCCGCGATCGGCGGCAGACCAAGCTGGTTCCGCGCCTCGTTCGGGGTCATGATCCCGTCGTCGACCAGGGCCGGAAGACCGACCTCCTGCCAGGTCCGCTGCCCCTTCCTGTCGGCGTCCGCAAGGGGCGCCAGGTCCTCGATCTTCCGCACCTCATCCAGCGTGAGGAACCCCGCATCCAGACCGATCTGGTGGGCCTCGTAACGGGTCTTCGCGTCCGGGCGCAGGTACGCATCCAGGTTGAACCGGCACTCGACACCGGGCGGCAGAAGGGCCGACAGGTAGTGCTCGAACTTGGAGATCACCGGCATCAACCGGCGCATCACGTCGTCCCACTGGGACCCCACGTTCTGGTACGTGATGTCGCTCCCAGCTTCCGACTTGATGCCCAGCACGGCCGGCGGAAGCAGGAACACCTGCGACACGATCTCTGCCGCCGTGAAGCGCCGGGTCTCCAAGAACTGGGCCTGCTCCGGGGGGATCGAGATGGGTTTCCACTCCGCCCCACCGAACAGGACGCCCGGCATGTGCGAGTTGGCCGAGCCCCCGTGGACCCTGGTCCAGTTGTCCCGGATGATCTTCAACTCGGCGTTCTCGGGCTTGGGGCCGGGGAACTGCAGGACGCCGGACATGACCGTGCCCTGCCCGAAGAACTTGGCGCCGAACTGGGCGGCAGCCAGCCCCATCCCGATCGACTGGCGGGCCGACTCGATCGGGTTGATGCCCCGCACCGCGCCCGGCATGACGATGTCCGGGACGTGCAACGCCTCCCCCATGAACGGCTGACCGTTCACCCGAAGAGCGATCTTCCCGGCCGGGTCGTACCCGATCTCGTAGGCGTCAGGGTGCACCGGCACCAGCTGCAGCACCCGCGCCATTGGGTCACGAACGATCGCCGCGACCGTGTCTCCCGACATCAGGTACGACCAGAGCATCTGGCTCAGCCACACCGAACGGCCTGGCTGCTCGAGCCACGGCGGCACCTGCACCGCACTCTTGACCTCAGTCCGAGGGTCCTCGGCGTACACGTCCAACGGCAGCGTCGACACGTGCAAGGCGATGAACCGCACCGCCCCGTACACCGCCAACAGCTGCGACGCCGAGCCGTAGTCGACGCTCTGCTCCGCCCACGTCCGGCTCCCGTTGAACAGGTCAGACCCCGTCTCGTACGCCACCGTCCACGGCACCGCAGAGATCGCCCGAGCCTCCGGCACCAGCCGGCCCAGACCCATCACGCACCACCCTTGGCACGCTCAGCCGCCACACCGAACAACAGGACACCCAGCCCCGCAGCAACCTTCCCAGCCCACGGAGCCACATCCCACAAGCCCCACGACACGCCAGCGACCCCGGCGAGCTGGACCACATCCACACCCCTACGGGCAGCACCGGAACGGGCCAGCGCAAACAGCTTCCTCATGCGCCACACCCCTCCCTCGGGGAACTAATCAAGGTCATCCCAGCCGGACCAGAACCCGCCCGACGTAGGCGCCTGACGCTGAACCGCAGCCCAATCCGCCAACGTCACCGCCACCAACGGCGACACATCGACGCTCAGATCACGCCGCGCCCACACCCACACATCGCCCTTGGCGACCGTCCTGGCACCGGACACCGCAGCGTTCAGATCCGCCACCAACGGGCCCCGGTACACCCCGACACGACCCTCGGACACACGGGAGTGAAGCGACCCACAGGCCCGCCCCATCTCCCCCGCAGCGACCTTGAGCACCGTGACACCGGCCGCCTCAAGCTCCGCGCACACGTGACCGGCCGGCCCGTTGGGGTCGACAGCCACAACCCCTCCATGAACTCCGACCAGGTCAACCAGCCGGGGAACAAGCCAACCGAGACCGGGTCGACGGTCGACCAGCTCGAGCGCTGAACCATCCCCGACACCAACGCTCGCCCACCGCGACGGGCTGTCCGGCGGGTTCGCATCCACCCCGAACACCAGCGCACCAGACGGAGCCACATCACCCAACACGCCGTGCCACACATCCGGCGGCCACGGCCCACCATCCTCACCAAGCTCCGGGTCCCACACACTCAACCGCTCCCGCAGGAACACCTCAGGGGACATCGACCCACGCTCGGACACCACCCACTCGACACTGATCCGATCACCCAACGTCGGGTTCGCCAACGCCCACGCCTCACGGTCATCCGGGTCCGGCGCCTGCGAAAACACCCGACCGAACTCGTCGATCTCGACCCGCTCCGCCGTGTGCTCGATGTACCCCAGGCGGCCAGCGTCACCCTTCAACGCACGCTTCCGGAGCCGCCACAACGGCGCCGAAGACGACAGGCCGGCGCTCGACGCATACCAGGTCTGCGGGTTCGGATGCGTCGACAAGGCAGGCTTCGACGCCGCCATGTGAGCGTCCGTCAGGTACATCGCCTCGTCGTAGTAGAGGGTCGAAACCCCCGCGAAGCCACGGCCCGAACCACCCGTCCGCGCCCGGTACTTGAGCCGCGCACCCGACTTCAACTCGACACCCTGCTCGCCGTTCGCGTACCGGATCCGGGCCACCAAAGGGCGCAGATCGTCACTGCCCTCGATCCACCCGACCAGCCGCAGGAACGACTCGTTCGCCGTTGGGAACTCGTGCGCGGTGACGATCTGCAACTCCTCGCCGGCCAGGAACAGACCGAACAGCTGGCGGGCGATCATCACGTCGCCCTTGCCGTTCTGGCGGGCCACGATGTGGCAAACCTCGTCCGCCGCCCACGTCCCATCGGCACGTTCGCCCATGGCGATCTCAAGGTCGCCACGCTGGAACTCGTCCAGCACCAGACCCACCGATTCAGCCAGCTCGATTGCTTCCAGAGCGGCGCCGAGGCTGACCACGCCGGTCGGCCGATGGACGATCTGGGGCTCCGCCACGCCTCGCAGTACGGCGCTCTGCAAGCTCATCAAGCCTCGACTTCCCAGCCGGCGGAGCCACCGCCTCAAGCTCAGCGAGCGTCGCCCGTAGCTCCTTCACCAGCCCCGCAACCTGCCCCGGCTCGGCCTCGTCGATCGCCGCCCACAACCGCACGCGGGCCGCCGTCAGGTCATCGGAACGGCTCACCTTGGGCTCGCCGGCAGGCTTCTTGGCGGCCACGGCGCCTCCCGATGCGCGATAGAGAGAGATTCAGAC